AATCCAAACCCTTTTGATTCCTCCGATTTTATCTTTACAGGGGAAGGAACGCCCCGAAACTGTAATATTACAAGCCATATTTTGAGGAATTAAGGGGAGGGATTTAAAGCCCCTCCCCGATTAATTAGGATGTGCGGGCGGCAAAAGCCAAAGAACCACCGTCGACAATCTGAACGCCTGCGCTGAACTTCATGATGATTCGAGTAACGTCGTCACCCGTGATGCCAATCAAGTTCAAGACTGCCGCTTCGATGTGATCCGTCAAAAGGTCTGTTCCGAAGTAGAGGTTCTCCTTCTTAGAGAAGATGAACGTATCGTTAGGCATTCCACCCGGCGTGATGATGTCATAACCGTTGAAGAAATTAGCGGCGGCCGCGGCGTGGAAAGTCAACTCAGAACTACCAGCCAAAGCTGTGTAGTAGAGTTGCTTCATCGCTCGGCTCATATACAACTTAGTGTCGGGGTCTCCCGCCAAAACGTCTGGAATAGCCGCCGAAAGGGTTGTCAAACGTCCGAGGATAGTCGTCGCGTCTGTTGCACCTGTCAACGCTTGGTCAACCGTTGGGTTGGCGTTTACGATTTTGTTGCAAATACCGGGAAAGTTGGTGTAAGTTCCACTCGATACAGTTACTGCGCTATCTGTGAAGTCAAATTGACCCTGCCACAAGTTACGCTCTATGCCTTCGGCAACCTTTGCGGCTACGTACTGAGCGGCGAACGCTTGGAAGTCAGCGGGTGAGTTTGACGATTGACCGCGCATCTGCTCGGCTTCCCATGCAATACGAAGGTCTTTGTTGCATACTTGCTCGTTTACCTGAAGAGCTTTTGTCTCAAGAACAACGTCGTCCAACGTCATTGAGCCGTTAGCGTTTGAGAATATACATTCCGCGTCTTGCAAAGCAACACCGCCAAACTTGCGGAGGTTGGCTTTGTATCGGACATTTTCGAGAACCTCGACGTAACCATTTGTAATGGTATCGCCAGAGAGAATGGCAGGAGCGACGTAAGGTAGAGCCGCGGTTCCTGCGTAGTTTGAAGTAATTGCTAAATCAGCCATTATAGAGAGAATTGATTTTGGATCGCGGCGATGCGCTCCTTCATTGATAACTTGGTCATGTCGACAGGAGCCTTAACCTCCATCTTAGGTGCGCGAGAGATTTTCGCTGAAGCGGTTTTGCTCAACTCGGTGATCTTCGCGTCTCGCTCTTTGATTTGAGAGCTGAATTCTTTTTTCACTTGAGCAACTGCCTTAGCGATTAAAGAAACGATTTCTTCGCGGCTCATTGCTACCTCTTCGACAACTGCTTCGGGAGCGGTTTCGGCGGGTGCTTCCTCTACCTCTTGCATCTCAGAAACGACACCGTCGACAACTACGAGAACCACGCCATCGGCGAGGGTATAGCTTCCGTCTGGGAGAGGAATTTGTTCGCCTTCGTCATTTACTACGAAAACAGAAACACCGACGGCAAAGGCTTCCGCGTCGGTTTGGATTTCTTGCCCGCTGTCAAGCGTAGCAGTTGCGAAAGAAGTCTCTTTCTCTTTCTTTTCCTCTTCCTTTTCTTCGACCTCCAGTTGAACGGAGTATTTTTCGAACAAGTCAGAGATGCGTTCTTTTATAGACATTATAAAGGGATTTAAAATAATAACGGTTTACTGCGATCGTTCCTTACTTCGTAGCATTTTTTCGAGGTAGTCGAGTCCGAGTTCTACTTCGATAGCCGAAAGGAGTTCTAATTCTTTGAGCTTGGATTCCGACCAACGGAGAGCCGCCTTCCCGCCCCATGCCATATACATAAGATAGCCGCATCCGTCAGAGAATGAACTCGAAGAATCCAGGTCGGCTTCGTGACGGCTCAGATAAGACCTCATCCGCTTAATGGTCTCGATAGATATCGCCTCACCTTTTGCGAGTTGGTTTGCTCGTTGTTTGCCTACGTCAGTCCCACAGGAACCCCACCCGTTGTTCTCGGCGTATTCTAAAGCCTTCTGAGCGTTGTTCTTCACTCCGTCAGGGTAATCGCTGTAAGACTCCATAACTACGCGCTGTCCCTCTTTATATCGCTTGTCCTTTTTGACGGTAGCCTTTGCGAGTTCGTACTTGTTTGCGAAATACCCCTCAATAGAGAAGCCTTTCACCGCGCCTTCCTTAACGAACTTCTCCCATATCGCGTCGTTCTCTACCTTCATTGAGACCATCCACGTACCTACAGGTACATCGAGGCCATACATCCGCGACTTGTCTTGCTCTCCTTCTACGATCCAGCTCTCCACGAGGTGCAAGCCGTTGATTTTATGCTCGTGTTCAAGCGTAGCGTTCGCCTGGTTGCCGTTCTTGAAGTAGAGTTCCATCGCCCTTCGCACGGTCTTCTTTGAAAAATAGACGTAGTATTCCTCTTCGCCCGTCTTTCGATAGATAGGCTTATCGGGAATAAGAGCCGCGCCCATAATGAGCCGCTTCTCTTCGTCTTGCGTTTTAAATTGGAGTTGCTGGTTCTTTAGGGCGACCCAATCGCTTTCGATGGCGGGTTGCTCCACGAGAGATATCGCATCGATTCCGTACATCTCCGCTTCTTCGTCGATTATGAGTTCTAGTATGTTCATCCTACAAGTGACGCTTGGTCGTTTATTCGTTGGTTTGCCTGTTGGCTGTTGCTTACTTCTGAAGAGACAACGTAAGTCCGTATGCCCGTCTGCCCTGCTCCACCTCCTAAGAATCCGAGGTCGAGCTGTGGGCTTTGTGGAATTGCGCCTGTTGCTCCTCCTCCGCTGTTTCCCGGAGGCGGTGGTGTTGAACCACCACTAAATTTTGTCTTCTTGATTGTTGCGATTTGAGCAACTCCCGTTGCGGCGGCGATAGCCGCCTCTACAAATTGCGCTCCGGTCGCGAGTTTGATAGGGTTGCCACCCGCAGTCAAAGCACCCGTGACAGCCATTCCTGTTTGAATTATGGCTTGCGCGACTTGGAACTTCTTATTTCGTTCGAACGCTTTCTTCTGATCTGATTCGCTTTCTCCGGCAAAGGCTTGATTTAATTGTGACAAAGCCCCCAACGCGGCCGAAGCCATTTGAATATTGGCTTTGACGTTCTCTTGTTTTAGTTGACGCTCTTTCTTAATGCGCTCTTTTTCTAGTTTTTCAAGGTCTGCGTTGAGTTGTTCGGTAGCCGCTCGGATAAGACCTTCATCATCTCCGGCAATGGCTATTCGTGCGTCGTATGCTTGTAAAAGAGCTAATTCTTGTTTCTCGGAATCAGTTAATGAGAGATTGTATAGTTCATCCTCCAAAGCGATTTTAGCGTCTTGTAACTCTTTCTCTTTCTTTAATTCTTCCGCTCGATATTTATCATTTAATTCTTCAAGCGATTTAGTCAAGCTCTCGGTCGCCGCTTTTATCAATCCCTCATCGTCTCCCGCTATCGCTATTCTTTGATCATAAAGCTCCATCAAAGCGAGCTCTTCCTGTTCTCTCGTTGTTAAGCCTGCTTTATAAAGTTCATCTTCTAACTTTTGGCGAGACAACAATTCTTGCTCTAGTTGCCTTTGAGCTTCTTCTGCATCTTTTTTTTTCCCTTTCTTTTGGGAATCCCTTTTCTTTTGCTCGTAATCTTCGAGTTTCTTGTTTATTGCGCCTTGCAACAACTCTTGCTGAGGCAGTAGCTCGTTGAGCCTCTCTTGGTCTTTAGCAATTAAATCAAGCCAATACTGTTGGTCTTTGCTTCCTTCCGCGGCCGCTTCGGCGTTTTGCTTGTACGTTTCTGAAAATCTAGTGATGTTACTGATTTCCCTATTTATTTTCTTTAAGGCTTCTTCTTCTTTCGCGACTAATTCAGCGCGTTCGTTTGCGGCGGCGAGATTTGGATCTAAAAGTTCTGCGCTGTCTTCGAGCAGATTTTTTAGTTTCGTTTCTTCGGTTACTTGAAGAATCGTTATGTCGAGTTGGTTCTGCCTTAGTTCTTCTTGCTTCGCAAGCAAGGTTTCCTCGTCGCCTTGTTCCTTCGCGAGGAGGATTTCTTTTTTTAGAAGGTCAGAGGTAGTGACTAAACTAGTAGCTCGAAGTTTGTTAATCTCTTCGACTGACTTCCCTTCCGCTTGAGCGATTTGCAAGTTGTCGCTTTGCTTTCGCTTTATCTCGCTCAACAAGTTCACCTCTTTCGAGAGTGAATTCTCGATAGTTTTATCCTTGAAGAAGTTCGTGATTGTATCCCAATTCGCTATGACTTCCCCAAGAGCCACAACGAACAGCCCAATTCCCGTTGCCGCGAGTGCGGCTTTCGTTCCCTTTAGCCCAATGTTTAAAGACTTCGCC